ACCAGCTTGCTGTTGCGAGTAGCGAGGCGGAAACGAAGAGTGCTAAGGAGTTCCGGTCCGACCAGATATTCATCACACCAAGCGCCAATGTTGATCCAGCTAGGATTCCGGCACCCCAACTCAGCACCCTCAAGGATTGTGTCGTTGTTAAGGAATTGAGCATAGGTCTTGAAGATGATGGAGCTTTTGCTGACAGGGAGGATGAGGCTGGACTTGGAGAAGCCGTTCTTCCGGGTGTAGGACACGTTCTCCTCCGTCCCCAACACCTTCACCTTAAACTCCTCTGGCAGAGCGTCATACACCGCAGACTGCTGCTGACGAATCGACACATCCGCATTCTGGGCAAAGCACATAATGACGGAGCCGGGGTTCTCCACCGCAGACTTAACTACGGCGTGTGCTGCCCAACTTGTTTTGCCAGAACGATTTCCGCCACTTACTAGCAATTCTGCGTGGGTCTGGAGCAGTTCCTCGGCATCCCGCCAATGAGGTAGCTTCCAGCCGTACCGATAGGGGTCACGCCTGCTATTGGAGATAGCCGAGTGGTAAAGCTCGTGGAGCTTCAGAACATCCTGCGGCTCCATCGCCGCCAACTCCTCGTCAGTCGGCGGCTTTAAGACCTCGTGCGGTTCCCAGACTAGGGCCATTGTTAAAGGAAAGCCTCGTTTTCTTTAATGCCGGAAAATGCAGTCAAAGGAAAGCTCACTTTGCTTGGCGTATCTCCAGCTTCCAACGCCAGAAGCCTATGGTGCAGGACCAGTACCCACCCTCGGTAAAGGAGTACTGACCGTAATGGCGCTTCCCCGTAGACACATCCGTCCACGACGAAGTGACTATCGTCTTGGTAAGCCAAAGGCCAAAGACGGGTCTGCTGCTAGGCAAGAAAGAGACTCTCATATTACGCCCTCGTTTCCATTTTCTGGATGTTGAAAAAACCCCCCAGCCTTTTCAACACGCCTCCACGGGTTTAGCTACCACTTCCACGCTACTAGCCTTCAGCTTAGCCCTAGCTTCCTCAATAGCCTTCATCGCATCCTCCAAGCTAGGCGCGGCACCCTTATGCTCCACCACCACCTTGTTCTCCCCCAGAGCTGCAAGAAACTTGTCATTAGCTATCCCCCAAGGAATAGCCAAATCCCGGATGTTGGTCCGCGCCAACTGCTCAGGATCCTCCGCCAGCATCCGCATCTTCTCCTTCTGCAACAGCCTCAGACCCTCCGCAATCTCCAGCGCATCCTGCGCCAACTCTCGCCGCCTATCCTCCAAGACCATCTGATGCCGTGCTTTAAGGCGACTAATGGTCTCCCACTTCATCCCCAGCTCCTCCCTGATCTTCCCAAAGGAACACCCCTCCGCCAACATCTCCAAAGCTTTGACGGCCTTAGCCGGGTCACGCCTTTCCAAGTAGTTCCCCTCAGCCTCCCCAAACTTAGCAATCTCCACCGCCATCTCACTAACAGGCTTTCTAGCCCGTTTAGCGCGTTCTTTGGTCATCGGGCTATGCTGGTATGCCCCAAGGGCTCAAATCAAGCCTAAACGCATAGGGCGGCTTTTAGGGACATATTGGGAATTTTTTAAAAGGGTCGAGTGGAGCACAGGGCGACATCTTGGGAATTTTTTAAAAGGGCTTAGTGGAGCAATCCCAATTTTGCGCCACCCCACCGACCCCCTCCCCCCCAATTGGAATGAGGTGATCACCCTAGGGGTAGAACTAGGGGGAACACCCTAACACCAAATGAGAGGGGTCCGGACCGGGCGCGGGCGAGGCTGACTGTTAAGGAGTGAAAGGATTGCCAGCCATTGCCCGGCTCACTCTGGCCTCTCTCTTACGGTCCTCTCCGCCTCTCCTTTGTTCCACGTGGAACATTCTGCACGTGTACACGTGTACACTAGTGGATTGCGGGGAATTAGAGGGCCGGAAATCGCAAGGAAACCGCCTAGAAACGCAAATTTGAAAAGCCCGTACCTACACCCCAACCGGGCCGAGATTTCGCGTTTATTGCGTTTTGGGGAAATTTCCCCACTTTTCAGGCTTAGAAATACGCGTTTCTACGTATTGCAAAACGCAAAGGGCTTATGGTATCTTCTCTCCACGCTTAGGACACCTAAGCAAAACCAAAACACACACAAATGAACTCCAGCCTGATCGAAACCGATAGCGCCCGCATCCGCGAAGTGAACGCCCTGAGCGAAAAGCTAGGGCTACCCTCGCGCCTTGTCTCCATCCGCAAGGTCTTGCAACGTAACGTTTACGCGGACCAGCAAACCGATTGCGTTGGCGAGGTGCATACGGTTGAGACTAACGGCGTCCGCACGGAAACCCAGCTTTGGTTCCGCAACGGTCGCGTTCTCCGCGCAAGCTAAGGCCTAAGCGTTCCCCATTCCCCGGCTGTTAGTTGGCCGGGGATAGGGGAGCTCTTAGACTCCGCCAACATACACACACACACACAATGACCACGTTGCACGGTGCCACCCTTACGCCCGCTTACGGGCGCGACTATAAAAGCCGGGCGGAAGTAATTTCCGCCTTTGAAGCCGGGAAAGATTTCAACCTCGCCAGCCTCTTTCACGGTTCCGGGTACGTTTCCCGGACGGATTTTCAGCCGGGGGATCGCGTAACGCTGCGTTACGGTAAATTACGCAAGGTGGTTGGACACGTAGTCAAAGGGGGTGGCGAATGAATCGCGCCGTTCTCTCCAAGGTCTTGCCCGCTACCGATACAAAGGGCCCGCGTATTGCGTGCTCTTTCACCTCGGCGGGCGAGACGGTGCCGCGCAAGGTCTTCGCGTGGAATTACGCCTACTCCTCCGCGGAAAATCACGTTTTATCGGTTCGGCTTTTCCTGAACCTCCAAAAGGAAGCCTTCGGGGTGTCGGATTCGGCCCAATTAGATTTCGGGAAATGGGTGCATATTGTGCGCGAGGTCAAAGGGGGTGCCGCGTGACTTGGGCACACCTTACGCTGAAAAGCGCCAACGCTAAAACAGGCCCCATTCCGGTCTCGACTACGGAACCGGATTCCTGCCCGCCTTCCTGCCCCTTTCGGGGGGCGGGCTGTTACGCTAAATCGGGCCCGCTTGCCTTGCATTGGCGCAAAATAGCGGAGCGCGAGCGGGGAATGCCTTGGGGCGAGTTCTGCATTTCCATTTGCTCGCTTCCTGCGGGCACCGTCTGGCGCCACAACCAAGCGGGCGACTTGCCCGGCTGCGGGGAAACGGTAAACGTTTCGGAATTGCGCCAGTTAGTCCGGGCAAATACGGGCAAGCGGGGGTTTACTTATTCACACAAGCGGAGCCCGCAAGCGTTAGAGGCGATCCGGGAGGCGAACGCTGCCGGATTCGTGGTTAATCTCTCCGGAAATTCCCTCGCCGACGCTGACGCCCTCGCGGAGACCGGAGCCGGGCCCGTGGTTTGCGTGCTGCCCGCAAGCCAAACGCAAAACACCCGGACGCCAGCCGGACGGAAAGTAGTGGTTTGCCCGGCGACCCAACGTGAGGGGGTTTCTTGCGCTACGTGCCAGCTATGCGCGAGGGGTGCCCGTTCCGTTATCGTCGGTTTTCCCGCGCACGGCACCGGGGCGAAGCGCGCAAGTGCCATTGCGGGGGGTGCGTCTTGAAGAAGGGCGATTTCATAGCAACGGCCCTTTGGCTTGTCGTTTGCGCGGGCTTCCTTTTGTACGGCATCGGGCTCGCCTTGCTAGGTTAACCCAAGCCAACCCAACCCAAGCCTCCCTTTCACCGGGGAGGCTTTTTTGCGCTTATTTGCGGTGATCCGGGCCTTCCCTTGCGCGTTCCCTTGCGTTTTGCGGGGCGCGGGGAACGCGGGGAGTGTCACGGTAGCCCTAGCGCGCCAAAATGCCTAGAAACGCAAGGAAATGCCATTTCTGGCGATTTCCGAAACTGGGGAATTTTCCCCAATTCCGATCCTAGGGTGTTTCCCTCATCCCAATTGCGTCTGGGGTGTTTCCCTCAGCACAAACGGTGCTAGGGTGTTTCCCCTACGTAGTCCTACGTAGTGCCCTGTACGTACTCCTGCGCGGGGAACAGGCTTGCCGGGCGCGGGCATTAGGTGGAAAAGCTCCTTAAAGGACGAATCCCCTTAAAGCGCAAATCCGCCTTAAAGGGCGAATCCCCGGCAACTAAATCGAGTAAATCTACTAAAATGACCGAATCCCAGCTCCTGATTCTGTTCCTTGCTATCGTCCAGATGGAGAGTGCCGGGGACCTGTCTGCCCGCAACGGCTCCGCCGTAGGCCCTGCCCAAATCCAGCCCGCCGTGGTTAAGGACATTCAAAGCTGGGGGCACCAAGCCTCCTTAAAGGACCGATCCTCGCTCGACGGGTCCTTCCGCCTGTTCGTGCTCTACACCGACAGGTGGGTGGCGCGGCACAGGCTACCCGACACCCCGCAGACGCGGGCGAACATCTGGCGGCACGGGCCTAACTCAAAGTATGCCTTAAAGGGCGAATCCTCGAAATACGCCTTAAAGGTCGAATTAATGGTGAATAATCCAAGTCTCGGTTGGGCTCACCCTAACAGCCGTAAATGGCTGGCTGACCGAGGGAAGCGTGACCTGAGACGCTAGGGTGATCGCCACTTTCTTTGCCGGGACTCCGCTTAAAACCTTCACCCTCTTAGAACTTTCTTCAAACATATCTAACTGGTCTTCAGAGGTTTGCACGCTTAAAGGCAAAATCACGCATCTAAAGCTTGATGTCAACCGTCTAACCTGCACAGTCAGCGATGTCAGATGCGGTGTGATGGCCGCTCAACTAAGTTTGGGGCAAGAAGCCCGAGCCCGGTCGAGTCCATCACCTCGCCGGGCTTCTTTCTTTTAAGGAGCCCGCGTAGGGTTCCGGCCACGTAATGCCATAAATGCCCCGGACGCCTTAAACGGCGACACACTTAGCTTGGCTAGGTTAGTTGGGCAAAAGTCCATCCCGAAACTTTGAGACTTCGATAGGGGTGGCGTGGGGGCTCTAAAGCACTCAGGCTCAGGTCAGACCCGCCCAACCCGAAACTCTGAGCTTGCCTTGGAGGAATAAGCCAACGGGAACAGCAGACCATAGGAACCCCTATGGAAGTCTCTTGCATCTCGGCTAGGTCAGTAGACAAGAGTGATCTTTAGATGTTACTGCCGGGACTCAGCTACGCCTCGCCCTGTGGCGGATTGGAAAAAACATACATTCAAATTGTTCAGCTAAACCCAACAAAACAGATGATGACACTAATATGCACCGGACTCGGATTCCTGATCGGGATCGTAGTCGGAATTGTGATTCAAAGCGAGAATGGTCCTGACCGGGAGGACTTTGAGTGAATCACGCAGAAGAAGCCATCAGGCTGATCACGGGGGACCGGAACGAGAGCTACGGCACCCCAGATCAAGATTTCAGCGGCATCGCCGCGATGTGGACGGGACTGCTCAACACCCGGCTTACCAGCCCCATCACCGCAGAGGATGTTCCCCTGATGATGTGTGCCTTAAAGCTTCGCAGGCAGGCACATAAGCCGAAGGACGACAATTTGATTGACGCGCACGGGTATCTCCTGTGCCTTCAATGGATGCAGACGGGCAAAAGGCCCGTCGTAGGAAAC